CACGCCAGCCGTGTCCGTGATCGTGTCGCCCGGGGAAGGCGTGATCGTGCCCATCGTGTCGGACCACAAGAGCCACGCTTGCCGGGTCGCCTTGCTGACGGCTACCGCGTCGGGCTCGTCCATGTCGCTGGCCACCGGAACGCCCTTGACGGTCGCCGTTGCGGCGCCGGTCGCCTTGACGGTGTAGGTGACCGTCTCCAGTCCGACGATGTACTGGTGGTCGGCTTGTACCGCGGCAATCAAATCAGAGTCGAAGGTCACGGCACGCCCTCCGAGGTGATCTCAAACGGCGTTTCCGTCTGCTCGTCAATCATGGTGGTGAGCGAGGCGATCTGCTCACGGAGCAACCGAACGTAATCGTTGAAGTCAAACGTCACCTCGCCCACGGTGTAGGTCATGCGCGGCGATGCCAGCACGGCCTTGAGGTTCGCCGCCGCGCTGTCCCGAGCCGTCGTGATGTCGTCGATCCAGGTCATTCGGTCACCTCAACAAAACGCCTCGCGCTCATCGTCGGACGCCAGCCCGCTGGGAAGGGAAAGGCCAAGGCTCCCCAGCGGGCCGCGCCTGACGCAAGACCCGCATGGCTCGTTCCCCTATCAGCCGGTGCACATGACGACGTAACGCGGATTCATGACCGCTGCCACGCCCCGCTCGCTGGCCTTGAACTGGGCCACGATGTCGCGGTTGAAGTTGGCTTCCGAGTTGCTGTCCGCTTGGACAACCGTGATCGGCCAATTCTCCATATAGGCGAATGCCTTGGCGAAATCGCCGACGAACCAGTACTTCTTGGCGTCGGACGCCGAAACGCTGGCCGCGATCAGCCGACGATAGGCGTGGACCGACTCGTACCACGTGTAGCCACTCAGCGGGTTCGACATGATCGTCTGCGTTGCCGCCGAGGTGGCCGTGTACCGGATCTCGGTTGCGTTGAACACGCGACGGGCGGCGTGGGTATAGGCCGGCATGACGACCACTTGCTTGGCCGAGATGATGACCGGCTCGCCCGTCGATGGATCGAGAATTGCGGCGAACAACTGCTCGGCCGCGTCCACGTCGGTCCAATCCACCAACTCGTTGCTGGCCAGCTTGTTGATGACGCCGGCCAGAACGGTGTCACCGGTCACGTGCGCCGTGCTGGTTCCATCGGTGGAATACGTTCCGTACGCGACACCACGCCAGTTGTAGTTGCGCGTCTGGCCGATCACGAGGTCGCAGAGCCGCTTCTCCTTGTCCAGCCCCAGCGCTTCTCCAACGCCACGAGCGCGGTCCAGAACCTGGTTCGTTTGGTCGAAGAACACCGCTTCCTTGGTGACCGGAACAATCACACCGCTCTTGGTCGTGCTAGGCGTCTGTTGCCAATCCTCGCCGACTCCAGCGGTCGGGTATGGCATCCCGGGCTGGATTTTTTCAATGTCCGAAGCCCCAAGCTTTCCCATGCCGGGGATCTTCTCGCCGTCGAGCCGGGTGGGAATCGTGCGCACTAGCCCGGAGATCACGAACGCGGCCTGCTCGTAACCTTCCATCACCTGGGCGGACACGATCTGCTGCGTGATGTTGGAGAACGCCGAGATGTCCACGGCGTTGGCGGCCTCGGCCAGACTCACGCCGTCCGCCCGGAGAGGGTTCAGGTCATGGACCCACTCGCGGCCCACGGGTTCGCCGTTGTGGTCGAAGATCAGGGCTTCCGCCAGATCCTTGATCGAGAAATCAGAGGGCGTCATCTTTTTGCCAGAGATGGACTCCGACAAAAACCGCACCATCTGCCGCGAGCCTCCGAGCTTGCCGTGCTGCTTGCGTGCAGCGCGGTACATGCTCTGAAGTTCCCTGTAGTTGATCGTCGCACGCATTGTTTTTCGCTCCTGTAGAAACGAACGGGGGACCGAACGGTCTCCCGCGCGGCCCCCACAACAGGCAGCGAAGGTTGTGGCTTCTCGCGGGTAGCTACTCCCGCTTCAGCCTCTGTTGGTTCCGGCGGAAGGCCCGCCGGTCCCGCGTTCTAAAGTCTCATGGTCTCGTTGGTTTCGGATTGGTTGAGGTTCTTGGTTCGTCCCGGGTTCGTCCCGGACTATCGCAACTGCCCGCAGCCGAGAAGGTCGATGTTGAGCGTCTCGGCGTTGGCTGCTCCGTTCTTGATCCCGCAGAACGCCTGCATTTCGGTCGCTCCACTGAATGTCACGTAGTTCGTGGCTACGTGGATCATGCTCCAGTCACCCGCGTTGGCGAGCGTGCCGATGTAGAACTCCACGCGAACCTGAGTAGTCGAGAAGGGATGAATCTCGACGCGCAGGATCTGGTAGCTCGAACTGGACGAACTGTGTAGCGTCTTGTCCAACGACACGTCGGCAGTCAGCGTCTTGGTGAGTTGCGTGCTGCCCACACTGGTCTCGACGTTCCACGTGGTCGCGCCGTCGACCTTGAAGAACACGGCCCCGGAGTAGCTTGCGGCCGGGCCGGCTCCGTCATCCAGGATCGAGTCAGCGGCTACCGCGTCCTTGAACCCACAGATGACATTGGCGTCGTCCGTGTTGGCCTCGGTCCACTGAATCAGGAACTCGGCAACGGCCGGTTTCTGGTCGGCGAACTTGAAAATCTCCGTGGCCGTGCAGAGGTAGATTTCGTCATTGTCCGCTGCTCCCGGGCTGAGGGCGCAGATCCCTTTGACGCCATCGCTGATCGTCACGGTGCCCGCGTTACTGGCGATGACCTTCAGGCCCGGAGCCGGGAAGGACGCCTTGTCGGCGAGGGTCAGCGCCGCGTAGCAGGTCGCGGAATTGAGGTCCGCCGTGGTGCCGTTGGTGATGGCCAGCGTCACGGCTGCACCGGCCGCCGCGTCGGGCAACGCAGGAGCGGCGAGAGCGACGGGCGTATTCTCCACCAGGTCGGCTGTGGCCGTCTTGCTGATAGCCGTCGAGCCGCCAACCGCAACCACCCAAGCCGACGTGTTGTTGGCGTCGATGCCCGCCGAATTGGCCGACACGCAAATGTATCCGCCCACGATCCGGCTGGCACGCGGTACGATCCCCACGAGGGTTGCCGCCACGTCGTCGCCGGCATTCGGGCCAGCGCTCACTGCCGCCAAAGGCAACGCGAACGTGTCCGGCTGGTCGGTGAAGTCCCAGAATCGGTCATACTGTCGCCGGCGCTCAAGGCCTTCCGGCAGTTCCAAAAGCTTCGACATGGTTTCATGTCTCCTGTTGAAGGCCCTTGCGGGCGAGGTGAAAGTCAATACCTTCCTGGTCGATCTCCGCTTCCGGGAGCGGGTCGGCCGGGAACGTCGTCGCGCCAACGTGGCGGACGTCTAGTTTGCTGGTGACGGCCACGGTTCCGCCGGCGGCCTGGATGAGCCGCGAAAACCGGTAGTCCTCGGGAAGGAACTCAACCCGCCGTCGGCCGTCGGGCGTGAACGTAATTCGATCCTCTTGCGAGAACTCAAACAGCATCGAGCCATCCTGGTGGCGTTGCTGCCAAAGCGGGTTGCGTAGATCCGTGATCCAGCAGCCCGTGTTGGCCAGTAGCCAGGTCCGGCCACCCGTGGTGAGCCAGTCGGGCAGATCGGCCGCCGTGAATGTTGGCGGAAGTTTGGCCATCTCTCGGGCCGTGATTCGCCGCCAGTCCCACTTGTCGTCCGGCTGGCCTACGGCCGTTGACCGGAGGCGGGCCCGCGTCTTGATGTCCACTGCCGCCGATACGATGTCCGCCCCGGTCGCCGTCAGTTCGTCCATGAGAGCATCGACATACCACGGAGGCGGAATTACGTCGGAGTGTTGCATCACGAAATGTGTAACGCCCCTGTCGAGAGCGTCCAAAGCCTCGGCCCAGCCGTGATTGAAGTTCTTCGCCAACGCGGAGTCGTTGCGCGGAATGCACACGGCCTGATAGCGCCGCGTGGCTTGCAGGTTGAAACGCTGCATCGCAAACGCATCGGCCCTGCGATCCCCGGTCGGCATGAACATGTACACGATCGGCTGGGACATGACGGCTCCCGATGGCTCAGTTGGTGATGGCGCTCACGAATTCGTCGGTCGTCTTGGGTAGCTCCGCCGGCTTCCCACCGCTCTTGTCGCTCTCACTCAGCGGCATGCCAGACCGCGGATCGGCAAAACTGCCCTTGGGAATGCTCTCGACAAAAGCCTTGCGCTTGCCCTCGGGCAGCAACGCAATGGCCTCGGCCCAGGCGGGGTTGGCTGGCAGGTGCGATTCCTGGAGGAGACGGTAGGCCGCCTGCTCGCCTTCGAGCTTCGCCGTCTTGGCCCGCAGGTCGGCCAGTTCGTTTTGCAGGCTCTCGGTGGCGTCGGCGCCGGCGGGCTTCTTCTCTTCCTTGGCCGCCTCGGCGGGTTTGGCTTCGAGTTTCTCGTAGCTCTTGAGGATCTCGGTGATTCGCTTGATGCTGGCCGGGATGTCCATCTTGTCGTCATCCAGGACGGCATTGACCGCCGACTTGAACGCGGCCCAAATCTGATCTTCGGCGGGCAGGTCTCCTCCGCCATCGGCCGCCGGCAAATCCACGGGCAGGCCGCCCATGTCTTCCTCGACGAGCGCCAGCAGTCGCTGCGCCTTCTCGTCGGTCTTGTGGGATTCGAGGATTTCCTTGAGTGTCTTCTGCACGGTATGCTCCTTGTTTTCGGTTGGAGTAAAACTCTCGAAGAGTGATTTCGTAGTTGCCGGATCGGCGACCAGATCCACGGAACGGACGACGGCGATTTCCTCGACCAGGTAGCGGTCGCCCGTCTTGCGGTCGCGACCGAAAGCACGATGCGAGAAACCGACGTTCTCAGGGGCGTGCTCGACGTCCCACGCGAACTGCTCGGCTAACGGATGCTTGGGGTTGTAGTGGAAGTCGCCGCGCAGCCCGTCGTTTTCAACGAACCGCACGTTCTTGAGGGAACCAAAACGATCGCGATAGGAACGCTGCGGGACTTCGCCCTCCAGCCCCGGGCCGGCGAACTTGTGGTCGATGTTGACATGGACGCCTTCATAGAGGCCAATGGCATTGCGTAAAGCGGTCGGGCTGTAGTCGCGAGAATTGCGCGAGACTAGGCCCAGCACCTTCACGTCAGGCACGATCCCGCGTTCCCGGTCGATCTTGGCCCCGCGCAGGTCAATCGCCTCGCACAGTTCCACGCCGTCGGTCTTGGTCTGCTTTGATTTTGCCATGATGCTCTACTCCTATCCCTTGGCCCCGATCGGGCCGCGAATCTTCCAGCGAAAACGGCAACGGCAACCCGCGTGTGGCCCGGGAGGACCGAACGGGAACCGGGGCCACCACGTTGCTCGGCCCTCGCCGTCGAGACGATTGCAGACCGGGCACGTACTGCCGTCGCCCTCCGCTTCCCATTCCGGCTCCAGCCGCATGGAAATAGCCGCCTCGACCAGCCCGGCCGCTGCCACTTCACCCCACGAAACGGCTCGTGTGGTCTCGGTAACGCCGATGACGTTGGCACGCTTGACGCCGAACAGCCGGTCAAAGGCGGCTACCTTCTCGCCAGGATCTGGCGAGTCGCCCAATCGCTTCATCACATCGCGGCCGGTGTCAATCACGCCGACCGCCAGAACGGATTGCCAGTCGCGAGCCCACCGCTCGGCTCGCTCGTCGATGGTCTTGCGGCCGATGCCCACGTTGAATTGGTTGGTGAGCCCCACGGCTGCGACGGTGAACGGGGCAGCGAGAGCCGAC